ATACGCATCTGGAATCATGCTGTCAGATGCAGTTCCGATGTCGTCATTGGGATTATCAACAGATGATGGTCATGGATCTGTTCCCGATCAAGTTGGATTCTTGATGACAAATCCAGCCTCTAGGCAGATTATTGCTTTTGGAGCAACTGATACATTCGGTAATTACGACCCGATGCTTATAAGATGGTGCGACAACGATAGACCCGGATCTTGGGAAGGAACAAGCTCTAACGCTGCTGGCGGCACGCCACTACAGAAAGGCTCTAAAATTATCTCGGCTGCCCGATCTGACAAACAGATAATCGTCTGGACAGATTCATCTATGTACTCTTTGAGCTGGATTGGCGGAAATTCTGTATTTGCACTTCAAGAAATTGCTGATGGAGTTTCTTTAGCTTCTATAAATGCACACAAGGCCGCTAGGGGAATTGTGTACTGGATGGGAGATAACAACTTTTTTCAAACTGATGGAACCACTGTTCAAAAAATAGATTGCTCTGTGCTTTCAAAGGTATTTGAAGAGTTAAATTACTTCAAAAGAGAAGTTATATTTACTGCCTCGAATTTGTTGTTTAATGAAATAATATGGTTTTATCCATCCAGAACTTCAAATGAACCTGACAAATATGTTTTGTACAATTATGTAGATGGTACATGGGCGTATGGATCTATGCCTAGAACTGCTTGGTCAGATTCCGGCTTGAGGGAAAAACCAAACTCTGCTTACAACAGAGGTCAGTATTCTTCTGGTGCATACCAAGGGATCGAAAGATCTATAATTTATAATCAAGAAGATGGATATAAAGACGACCAGTCAAAGATGGATTCTTACATAGAAAGCGGATACTTCGATCTTGACGATGGAGACGAATCTATTTTTGTAGATAGATTCATTCCAGACATAAGAGGTTTGTATACGACTGTGCCTGAGATTGCTGTAGATCTTGTCGCAAAAGATTATCCAGCGTCAACCAGAACAAGCACTAGATCCTTAACTCTCGACCAGTCCATGGAATATGTAAACACAAGAATCCGGGGAAGAACTATGTCGGTCAAATTCTACGACAATGACAGCACCCAGATAGAGTCTGGTTGGGAGCTTGGAGACTCAAGAATGCGAGTCAAGCCGGATGGAAGAAGATAGTGGCTGATAACAAAGATGACTTAAATAGAGAAATCTTCGTCAACCCTCCTGCTGGAAAGAAAGAAAACTATGCAGCGGAGAATAGGCGATCAAATAATAAAATTATAAAATTGACCATGGCGTTTCCGCCTATAGGCATAGTGACTTATGGCTGATGGATTCAAGATACTTGCTCAGGCGGTACTTCTATCTTCTGACCCTGCGACAGTACCCCTCGCCGACTCCGCTGGTTGCTTGATTTATCAAGTACCGGATGCTTCTGCTGCTAGGTTTAACTCAAGAGATTACTCACAAGCAGTTATATCCTCAATAGTTGTTTGCCATGTAGATTCAGCAGCCGCTACCCATCCGTATACAATAAGAGTAGTCAAAAGTGGTGCTGGGTTTGATAATAAACAATATGTAATTTATAACAAAGATTTATCGGCAAGCGATACTGACGTTCTTTCATTAGGAATAGGATTAGTTTCCGGCGACGCAATATACGCTGAGTCTTATAAGAACGCGAGTGCAGTTTCTGATTTATCTATAAGTATTTTTGGAACAGAAGTAGTCTAGGCAATATTATGATGAGTAAAACTTTTGGTCAGTTTGAAACTCTAGAAGATACAAATCCCACGGGCAAATTAATGCCTGATGAACTTCCGGCTATCGCCGGGAGCCCTTTGCCTGATGCGGGTTTAAAGAATAAGACGATGGGGGATGTATTCCCTGAAAAAGATCAACCTACTCCCGCTCAGTTTAATAACAGAAATGAGGGCATGAAAAGACTTAAGGCAATGCCCAACAGAAGTCCTCTCGGACCTGTCACTGGGGCAAGGCGACCTTTGCCTACCCAGAAACCTTCACCGATGCAGCAAGCTCAGGATGAGGTTGGAACTGGTGATCGTTGGCTTGGTGAGCTTTGGCAAGGATTGACTGCTGACGAAAAGCCGCAGGGCGGGTTCGCGGACGGTGGCCGGGTAGCGATGGGGTCTCAGCCGGGAATGGATCTGTATAACAAGGTTACTATGGATCTTGAGTCCGGCGGCGTTGGTGGTTATGCCCAAGGCGGGATGATCGAGAAGTCTAGGGATATAGCTTCGAAGGGTCGCAATGGCGACACCATGCTCATGCACATTAACCCCAAAGAGCTTAGCGGGTTACAGGCTCTTCTTGGCCCGGTCACTATAAACCCGGAAACGGGGAACCCGGAAGCGTTTGCTTGGTTTGCTGCACTCCCCCTACTCGGCCAGATGGCTGTGGCCGGGACTGCTGGCGCGGGTGTCGGCGCAGGTGTCGGCGCAATAGCTGGCGGCAAGGAAGGTGCGCTTCAAGGCTTAGCCATAGGCGGGATGCTCGGAACTCTCGGCGCTGGCGCTGCGGGTATAGCAGGGGCAGGGGCAGGGTCAGCACTAGCGCCCGGTGCGGGCGTGTTAGCTCCCGGTTACGGAGGAGGAGTTACGGCTGCTCAGCTCGCTGCTGGAAATGTGACTGCTGCGGAAGCTGCAAACCTAGCAGCGGCAGGAGGAGCAGGGGCAGGTTCAGGAATCGGAGCCGGTCTCAAGGCAGCTTCGACGGGGCTCTCGTCATTGATGGCAGGAATGGGTGGCCCCAGCCAGACACCTGCTCCTCCCCCTCCTCCGATGCCATCAAGACCTAATCTCACGAAACCCGTCAGCCCTTATGACCTAGATGAGCGTCGCAGGATGGGCGGAATCGGATCTATCCCCGGATCTGGAAGAATCGCGTAGGAGTTTACAATGGCTATTGAAGATCCGAACAACACCGGGATACAAACCGTAGCCGATAACCAAGAGCAGTTTGATGAGACGCCCTCTTGGTTCAACCCGGACAGTCTAGAAACTGGGGCAAACCTCGGCGTACAGAATACGCAAGGACTGTATGGGTACGGTCTGCCGCAGTATGGGGAGTTTACGCCGACTAGCCTGCCGGAAGACTTTGATCCCTACGCCTACGACTTCGAATCGGCAACTGATACTTCGTATATGCTCGAAGATCCGGAAGTTCCCTCCGGTCTAACTGAAGTATACGCTCCAACAGAAAGAGATCCATTTAGGAGTGATTGGAACGAAGCAAGCCTGAGGGAAATTGTAGGCTATGAAGGGGAGCGGTTATCGCCTGAGCAGATGAGTGTTGCTCAAGAGGCTGAGCTTTTTCTTATCTCGCTAGAGCAGGAAGCACTTGGTCAAGGATTCACGGATGTAAATAGTTTTCTCAGATCTATTGAGCTTAACGATGAAATGTATTTTCGTGCGCTCAAGAATAAAATTAATGAAAGCTCTGCAATTCTAAACCAGTTTGGCGATCAGTATAGGTTTGAAAGAGCATCAGACGCAGCCGCCCAGATAGGCGAACCGAGAACAGATGCGGAACGATTTGAGCTAGCTAGACAAACCTTAATCAATCTTGTTTCGCTAGGTGTCTACACAGAAGCAGAAGCTATTGCAATACTTAGCAGCGATGAAGAGATATACAAACTCTTAGGTCAAGAAGCTCCTGAAGTTCCTTCCTTTGGAGAGGTAGAACAAAATTTTATTTACGCACCTTGGGATACGGACAGGCAGTTTGGTTTCCAGTTCGATCCCAACTCCGGCTCCTTTGTCCCAGCTCTTGACGAGAATCAGTTCATCGCCAGTAACAACGACGGAGAAGAGTTCATTGTTACGCATGACCCAAATGACAGGTACTCGATTACTGGTATAGCAAGCCTGAGCGAGTACCCCGATTTTTTTACAGGAGAAACTCAAAGCACGACTGAAGAGCCGAGTCCGACTGAAGAGCCGAGTCCCGGTCAAGAAGAAACCCCAAACCTTCGATACGCTCCGTGGGATACTGACAAACAGTTTGGCTATACCGTATCCAGTGGAGTTCCTCAGTTATCTCTTTCTGCTAACCAAGAAATAATGACAGATACGAGAGGCAGGAGCGTACTCTATACATTCGACGATAACGGTCGACCTGCTTCTGCGGTAGATGTAACCGACTTGCAGTCTCTCCTCTTGGGAAACAAACCTCCCAGTATCGCAACTTATAACTATGGCGATGGCGATCAGGGCGGCGATGGTGACGTAACTCAAACTCCGCCCACAGGTGGAGGGTTAGTTAATGTTATCGGTGGTCCGTTAGATCCTATGGAAATGCCTGTCTTCGCCGGGAGTAACGATTACGATTTTGGATCTGATTTAGATAACTTTCCATCTTCAGTTTTGAAATTGTTTACAGGTGATGAACCTGAATTAAATCTCCAATCTCTTTTATCTACAAACTTTAATTCAGATCCAATACTAAATGAAAATTTTACCAAGGTGTCCAAAGAGCAATACGACGCGAGCGACAGCCCGAAGACGACAACTCAAACACTAGTTCCATATGGCATAAATGACTATTACTATGAAACTGAATACTATGTATTTGAAGGCTCGCCAGAAGAACTAAGTCAAATAAACTACGAACAGCAAAATCTAGTAAATTTCTCAGGAGACGGGGATAACTTTACAGGGATTAACTCTTCGTTCCAAGAGGAAATGTTTAACGAACTTGTTCAAAATTATGTAGGCGGTAGGGGATCACGAAGATCTAGGAACTTAGGCGGAAAGTATATACCTGCATGGTCTTCTGATATATTTACAGATAACGATTTCATAGAATCTATGATCGTTTCCCTTGATGAATATATGGACGTAACTGGAGTTCCGTTCGAATCAATTCTTAGATCCTCTCATGAAGATATAAATTCGGGATTTGATCCTGAGAATCCGGACACCTTTGACATATCTCATTTTATGTTCGGAGATGAAGAGTCTGGTTGGGATGGATACTACGATACTTTCGCTCAACTTGTCAGAGACAGTGGTGGATCTGTAGGTACAGAACAAGATCTTAATCAGATAGTTCCGTTGGAAAGACTTGCTCTGCTGGCGTCCTTTTCATTACAGCCTATAGACAGATTAATGAGCCCCATAGTCAATGAGAGAATGGGCGGTGAAGTTCAGGACGTAACGACTTCTTTAACGCAAGAATTCTTAAACCGTTATGGACCGTATGAACCACCTCAGTTTGTGCAAGACTTAAACGCTATCAACATGAAAGCTGGTGGTGGCTACATCGGTGGATTCGATGGCGGCATGGACGACACAATATCTACAACGATAGATGGGAGCGACCCAGCTGCATTATCAAGTGGAGAGTTCGTCATTCCCGCAGATGTTGTCTCCCACTTAGGCGATGGCAACAATCAAAATGGAGCAGCAAAGCTGTATAACTTCTTGGATCAGGTCAGGGTAAATAAGACCGGATCAGTAGAGCAGCCTGCCCCTATAAACGATGGTATCATGTCTAACATGATTGGAGATAATTATGGGTTCTAGCGGCGGCGGCGGTACGCAAAGAGTTATCCAAGATCTTCCCTCTTGGTCTAAGCCGTATTGGGAAGGTATCGCAGCTACTGGCAAGGGCATTGCCAATCAGAGGTACTCGCGATATCCGGGCCAACGGGTTGCTGGGTTTTCGCCGATGGAGCTTCAAGCGTTCGGCGGCGTACAGTCCCTCTATGACCAAGGGGCCAGACCTGAGCTTGCCCAGTCTAGAGGTATTGCCTCTCAGGCTTCGAGAGTAGGATTTGATACGCCTACATTCCCTGCGATGTCTCAGCAATACATGAACCCGTACCTTGAAAACATACTCGGTCTCGGAAGAGAGAGAATGATGGAAGACTATCAAGGTGCGCTGAATCAGTCCAGAAGAAATGTATCTGACGCTGCGATAGCTGCCGGGGCAGTGGGCGGAAGAGGAACTTTAATGGGGGCGAGAGAGGCTGGAGCTATTTCCGATGAAGCCTTTCGAGCAATGAGAGAGTTCGAAGCTGACACAAGATTCAGAGCGTTCGATCAAGCCCAACAGGCTTTTGCCCAAGATGTTCAGAATAGACAGTCTGGAGCAAGGCTTGGACTGGACGCATCGGCACAGCTCCAGAACTTAGCGAACATGCAGCAAACTCAAGCCCTAGAAAGAATAAACGCATTGCAGCAAGCGGGAGTTCGAGGCAGGGAAATGGAACAGGCCATACGGGATCAGGCATACCAAGACTTTGTTGAGCGCAGAGATTGGAAACGAAACCAGCTTAACTACTTCGCCTCCCTGTTGTCTGGAACTCCTTACGCAACGGCAATGAACCAAGCGACCAGAACGCCGGGTCCGAGCGCGGGTCAGATTGCAGGCGGTTTAGGCATAGCAGGTATCGGCGCTCTCGGCAGCTACCTCGGATCTTAAGGGTAACATCATGACTGCAAATTTATTACAGCTACAAGAGATGCTTCGAAATCTCGATATGTCTTCTGTTCAGAAGGTCGCTGCCGGTGAGTCAGGCAAAGCGGCTCAGATTCTAGGCATGGATGAGATCAAAAGAAGAACTGAAATGTTGAACGAAATGGAATCCAAGCAGGGTGAAAGGCAGATGCAAGAGCCCGCCTTGGTAGACCAGTATCTCGCAATGTCTCAGCAGATCATGGGCCAACCTGCACAGTCAGCGCCTCAAGCTCCACCGATTCAATCTCAGGGTGGGATTATGGGCATGATGCCTCAGGATCAGATGCAGCCCCAAATGGATGTGCCTACTCAAATGATGTACGGAGGAGGAAGCGTCAGGAAATTCCAGACAGGCGGTGGCATACCCCCTCAAGCTGTGCAGCAAATGAAGGCTTTTAATTTATACGATTCTGCTCGTGTAAGTGGCAGAGAAGAGATTATAAGAAAAATTAGGCAAGAAGCTATTGCGCGAGGAGTTGATCCGGATCTAGCAGTAGCTACGGCTATGGCTGAATCCGGATTAAACCCGATGGCAGTATCCACTGCCGGGGCTCAGGGGTTATTCCAACTAATGCCCTCAACTCAAACCGAAGTAGGCGTTAGCGATCCGTTCAATGTGGACGAGAATGTTTCTGGTGGAGTTTCTTACATAGGCAAAATGGCTGAAAGGTTTAATCGACCCGAAGACGCAATACGAGCTTACAACTGGGGTCAGGGGAATATGGGTAGATACCTTTCGGGAGATGCGAGCGTTGGTAGAATTCCGGAAGAAACAAGGAACTACCTAACTAGGGTACAGACTATTCAAAACCTCTTAGGCTACAACCCGATTGTGGGAGAAGGAAGTGATCTAGCAGGCACCCAGACTGCGTTTAGCCCAGATCGCAGCTACCGCGTGGTCCCCGACGCCTACGATGATGATTTCCCCCAGACTCCGTTTAGCCCAGATGGTGTCGGATACTCCCCGGCTCCGGATCTGACAATGCAAAGTCAAGTTCCTGAGAGTGCGCTTACTTTGATTAACCCGAGAGAATTGGGCTACAATTTTGATTCAAATAGCACCCCTGAAGAAATACGAAGAAGAAATCTTATTGAAGGTATTCTTTCACGTCCCCCAGTTTTAGAGAGAAATAATTTTAACGAAGTTCAGTTACAAGATATGCCAAATAGCGATCTTGAATTTATATACCAAGCGAGATCAGAGGCTTCAGACCCCGGAAGGGCTGGGTATGGCGCTAGTCCAGAAGATGTTTTGGAGCTTACAGGAAGAAGGATGGGAGTTGGTTATCGCGGGATGACTGAAGCTGAACGCCAAGAAGTCCTCAACTCTCCCGATCGTTTTACTTTGGAGAACTACACTAGCCAGTTTGCATCTAAAGATGCTCTTCCTGACGGGAGATCTTCTGTCGTAGATCAGGCAAACAATTTTGCCCCGCCCGGACCTAGCCCGGTCACGGAGTACGGAGCAATTAACTTCGACGCACTTGCGGGTAGCGAGGGTAAAAAAGATACAACTACAAAAGACTCGTCCAACATGCTCAAGTCTGGGAAGCTCCAGCCTTTATTTGACGCAATGCTGCGTGGTGGTCTTGAGTTTGCCTCCGGTAAAAACATCGGAGAGGCAGGGATCGCTGGTTTAAATCAAGCGACCACCCTTGCTCAGCAAAGAAGAGAGAACGATAGAAGAGATGCAGCAGAGAAGTTAGCAGAGAGAGTTGGTGAATCCACTATAACGCTCAACGAAGCCAGAGCGAAGAGCCTTAGGGATACATACTATCAAGCTGCTGAGATAGCCAAAACTGTTTTAGCTAAAGACCCCAACTTCTTAACCGCCACGCCAGCAGAACAGCAAAGATTATTATCAGAGTTAATATCGTCGATACAGAGTCGTGGACTTGGTGGTGGAATCTCTGGAATCCCAGCTAACACCGAAAGATTCAATGCTGCGTTTGGAGCAATGTAAATATGGCTTGGCTTGAGAACGAACCGAATGGCATAGAGTTGCCCGACGGGAAGGTAATATCTTTCCCTGCTGGCGTGACGAGAGAGCAGGCTTATCAACAGCTGATGCAGGAGAGACCTGATCTTTTCGAAAAGCCTTCCGGTTTCTTCCCTGCTGCTAGATCTACGATCACGCGAATGGCCGGAGCCTTATCTGCGGCACCGTCAACAGTTCTCGGTGGCTTCGGCTCTCAAGAATCTTTAGACGAAGCCGGACGGATATACGAAGAAACAAACAGAGCAGCTGCGGAGATTCTGCCTGAGCCTGTCCAATACACTGATATCATTGATGATTACGATAAGAAAGGTTTAGCAGACGCAGCAAGCACCGCTTGGACATTTGCAAAAGAACAAGTTGGCATATCTACTCCGTACATGCTTCCCGCGATGGCTGCTGGCAAGGTCGGGGCTTCGGATCTTGTAGCTAAAACTAAACTAGGACAAAAAGTTGGCGCTGGCCTTGCTAGGCTTCTGCCTGTTCTCAGGGCTGGAGCAACCGCTTCGCCTCATCCTTTAGCGAAGGCTGGGTTTGGTGCAGCTTTCGCTATCGGAACTCTCGCCACTCAATTCTTTGCAGACAACCTTGAGCGACAGTATGAAGTTGCTTCTAAAGGTGGGCAAAAAGATGTAACACCGGAAGACATAAACAACTTTGCCGCTGCCGCTGCCGCCGGTCCGCAGGCAGCAATGGACTACATATTCATTGCCTTGACCGGAGGTATTGGTCGTGGCGCTCAGCTTGCGGCGACCCGGAGCCTTAAGCAATCCCTTGCCGCCACCACCACGCGAGCCGGGAAAGAGACATTATCAAAGACTATCGGCAAGGGAGCCTTAGAGTCATTAACGGAATTTCCTACAGAGTTGATGCAAACGGTACTCGAAAGAGCGCAAGCTGGCGAGTCTATCAGCTTAGATGATGTTGGATTTGTTGATGAGATGAAAGCAACTGTAGCCGGAACCATCCCTGTAGTGGGAGTTTTTGGCACTGCCGGTACATACAGGGCTCACAGAGCAAATAAGAAAGCTGAAGAGAACTGGAATAAAATGTCTGATGCCGAAAGGAGGCTCAGGAAAAGTCAGGACTCTCAGAGGGAAGCTGCTTATCAAGCTGAAATAGAAAGAGCAGAAAGGATTCAATCGGAGAATGAAAATCGTTGGAGGTTAGCTAACGAAGAAGCTGGCAGAAACAACGATACAGTCAGAATGGCTGGACTTCAGGCTCAAGAGAACACTCCTGTAGAGATAGCAGATGTCATAGAGGCTGCTGACTCCAGAAACATTCTTACGAATACAGACGGGTTTAGGGCTTTTGTATTACGGCAAACGAACGGCAGGACAGCAAACTTAAAAGATACTGACAACAAAGAAAGAAGAAGGATTAGATCGGTACTGTCTGGCCTGAAGGTTCAAGAGTATGTCGAAGAAGATGGCGGAGCGGACATGCCTATGTTCACCCGAGCGCAGTTCGATGCTGCCGTGAAGGGAACTCGAAAGGCTAAGTCGATTAATGGAGACACCGTTCGCCAAGTTCTGGGAATGGGGAACTCCAAGACTGACAGAGCTGTTGCTTCAAGTATTGTTCAAGCGTTAGAGACTAGAGGATACGCTCAAAGAGTTAGTCAGAAAGATGGAAGGAAACCTCTAAAGCCCAGAAGAACTCCCTACACAGAGAACCAGTACGAAGAACTTCTTAAAATCGGCCAAGAGAATGGACGAATAACTCAGGGTGATTTTGAAAGTGTGACTGGTAAGTACGGTTCAGAAACGTACAAGGAGTTTATCTCTGACATGCGGGTCAGGGGAGACCTCCCTAAGACTGATAAAGTTAAGGGCATGTTTACGCCTGTCACTTATCAGGACATTCAAGAAGCTGATAACGGAAGGGCTTTAAAGGTTGGCGACTACGAAGTCACTACTGAGCCCTCCGAAGGTTACTTCGTTCGTAACGCGAACGGCGAGATTGTAGACGGTGCGATTAATAGAAAAGAAGCCATCAACTCCGCCAAGCGTTTGAAGCATCGGAGCAGAAGCTACACCGTAAAGAAAAACGGACAAGAAATAAAAACTTACAAGAACAAAAACAACGCTAAAAGTTTAGCAGAAGAAATTGAAACTTCTGATCCGGGCGCAAGGGTGGAAGTTTTATCGAATCAGCCTGTTGATTTCACAGTAGACAAGAATAAATCGAGTGGATTCGCAACGATTGAAAGAGTGAACGAGGAGGGGAGAACAACTTCTGTTCTTGAATACGGATTTGCTCCCGATGAAAACTCCGCAAACATTCTCAGAGACGAAAGAATTTCAGAACTCACTCCCGGTTTAGCTGACTGGGATGTTCGAAGTGCTGAAGAAAAATCTCGCGCCCGCGAAAGACTCGCCGGTTTCCTCAGGGCTCGCGGAGCCAGACTAGATCCAGCGTTAAGGGAAGAGTTCGCGACAGCGGAGGAGCTTCCGAGCTTTGCCCCTGAGAGAAGAATCGAAGGCGATCAAACTCAAAGGAATCAAACGATTCTTAAAGAGCTTGAGCAAGCCTTAGTTGATGCTGGTGTCAAGAGTGACGTAGCCGCAAAGGTAATCAATGAGTCCGTAAATGCAGAAGGATTCTTTGACCCCAACCTCGGCGGGCTTCGGACTATTGCAATCAACTTAAACCACCCGACTGTCAGGAATGCGACAACGGATGCAGAGATCCGTCAGGCGGTGAGAGATGTTGTAAATCACGAAGCTATCCACGCCATGAGAGATTTAGACTTGTTCACGATGAACGAGTGGAGAGCATTAGTTAATGCGACTTACAGGGTCAAGCGGAGCGACGGTAAGTCATTTAGCGAATGGGCCGAGGAAACCTATAAAGGCGTAAAGGGTTACGAAACTGAAGAGTCTATTCAGGAAGAAGCTGTCGCCGAAATGTACCGGCAGTTCTATTCAGATAAGAATGTCAGAAGACAAATTGCTGGTCGTCCCCGGACGCTGCTTGAGCGTATCCAGAGATTTATGGAGAAACTTGCCAATGCGTTCAGCGGTATCGGATTTGCTGACGCCTCGCAAGTTATCAGCAATATCGGAACTGTTCAATCTAGAGAAAGAAATCAGATCAGGACTCTTAAGGACACTGAGGAATCCTCTGCTCAACAAGCAAGAATAATCAGAGGCGAGATTGCAAGAAGGCAGGCAGATTCCGAGCAGCCTGAAGAAAGAAAAGTCAACAAGACTTTAAAGCGTCACTCGATCACCAGCCAGAAAATGCTTGGAGAGTTTGAAAGAAGGGAAGAAGAATCAGATTCTGCATACAGGCAAGAGCTTAAAGAGGAGATGTCTAAACGGTCTGTTGCGGGTGACAGCTCTTACTTACTCGAAGTGCCCGGTGGTTTCGTTCCTGCTGACATGACAACAAAGTTCTCTTTGAATTTAGACAGCATGACGAATTCAGACTTGGATTTATTGAGTAGCAATAGTGATCCCGAACGTCTCATGCAGGCAGCGGGCATAAAAAATTACGGCTCCGTTGACAATTACAAGACGTTTGTAAAAGCAATTAACAACGCCGTAAACCAAATAGTAAATGGTTATAGGCTAACAAGTCGAAGAATTCTCGATGAAGACGAATATCCCCTGAGTGGCGAACAGCTAAGTCGCCAGATAGAAGGTTTAGAAGTTGAATTACAAAGTGTAAAAAACACCCCAATGAGAGAACTGCATGATCCTTCGCGTCATCATGGATTCTTATATGACATTTCCACTATCCCATTTAACAATGAGATAGAAGACGATGTAAGAGACATTAACCAATTTACCAATGAAGCTGACGGAAGATCGGATAGTGACATCTTAAAAAGTGACTTCGGATTTTCTGGAGACTTAAATAGAGAGTATGATTTAAATCTTGATTTAATGGTAAACTCATTGTCTCAAAGAGATTACCGTTCGTTCAGTGAAGGGCATTTAATTGTATCAGCGGTTCAAGAAGAACTTGAAGATGGTTACATATCATTTATATATCCAGCTATACAAAAAGTTATGCAAACTGAAGAACTTCTTCCAATGGAAGCAAGAGCTGTTGTGGTTCTTAGCGACTATGGAAAACTTAAGAGTTTAATTGATTCAGGAAAAACTCCAAGCGCCGTAACTATCGCGTCGCTCCATAAAAGATATGTAAATCCAATATTAGACAGCCTTAAACACACTCGTTCTGCTACACAAGCTAGGCTTATTTTGAGAAGTTTAGATAACTCAGAGTCAGCTGTTTCTTCTACGGTAAAGAGTTTGTCAGGTGAAACGCCGAGATTCTTAGAAGGCTATAAGAGTGTTTTAGAATTTGCAGAAAAATATTTTGATAACAAAACAACAGATGTTGAGGATTTAAAACAAAGCATAGGCGAGATAGCTAAGGATAAAGATAACACATGGGACAATGACTACGACAGCGTTCAACGCTTCACCGGGTCTGTTCTGCAAACGCCCGTAGAAAGAGCCCATGCAGCTATCTTTAAATATATTTTTGAAAGAACGTCGCCAGTTACAAACATGCCTGTCTTCAGAGGCACAAGTTTTTCTAGATTTTTATTTGACATTTCTTCAAGAGACGAAGCTGGCGCACTCGGATCTTCAACTACCTACGAAGAAGCACTTGATTGGGCTAGTGATAGAGCGGTAGGTAGAACAATCTCTATAGACGGAGTTGGGGAATTAACCTCCAAGATAAGCACAGCCGAAGAAGACTTTAGTGATGGTCTTATTTTTGTATTTCCTGCTGGAAAAATATCTGGAAGCGTGCGCGCCCAGACTCCTGCTCATCAGTCTGATTCAGCAAGAGGTTTCGATTTTGAAGCTGGATTATTTACTAGCGGAACTTTTGAAGTAAAAGAATTTTATCCCTTCAAGAATGCTTTAGAGTATAACGACTTATTTATTAATGTTATAGGTCAACAACTAATTGAGATGGCCGAACAACGAATGGCAGTAGAGGATGGAGTAATTTCATCTCAAGATATTTATGATTCAGTATTTCCATCAATAAATAAATCTTTTACCCCAATGAATAATATAAATTCCGTGGGAAGCTGGCAGGGTTCGAACAAATACATTGTTCAATCTCTTCCCGAAGGTAAGCCAATAACTGCCACATCTAAAACTTTAGAGAGTAAAATATTCAGAGCACTTTTATTGAAAGGAGCTTTACTATCTGAAGATTTCACAAATTCAGACATACTTGAACTAAATGAATATGGGCTATTAAGATACGATACTGGAAATTATGAGGAATGGCGGCGCGACCAATATCCCTATTCAAGAGAAGACGATAAATCTCTTTTCCGTAGTCTTTTCTTTAATGCAATTACAGGTGGTGGAGAAAGATCTGCGTATAATCGCAAGCTATTCAACGCTCTACACACGATGATGGTCACAACTCCTCCGTTTAGTGATCTGGAAATGCTTCCAGATTTAGAAAGTTTTATTGAACATTATGCTTTTCCGGATGATACGTTGCAGTACGTTTTAGGTAGCGCAGTTTTAGATTCAAATTTTAAGAACTATAGGAAAGATGATTCTATCCCCGCATCTAAACGTGCCAATGATGGCGTCAAGGGTGCGTTCGCCGTACTCGATCAGTTAGATAGTGAGATGAGGAGTTTTGGGGCAAATTATCTAGCATCCAGAGACGCCGCGAGGGAGAGAGCCCCCGTTATAGGTTGGACTAGGAATCCGAGATGGTCGATTGTCAACGTAGACGAGGACGGATTCCAACAGGTTGGGAGTCAAACTGGATCAAACGCGGGTGGAATGTATAGAAACGAAGACACCGGGGAGCAGTATTACGTTAAGACACCGAGAGATCCTGATATCGGGAGAAATGAAATCCTCGCCAGTAAGCTGTACCAGCTTGCAGGTGTCGAAGTTGCTGACGCTAACCCCGCAGTGAGGAACGGCGAGTTTTCTGTAGCCTCTTCATTTGTTCCCGGTTTAGGAATGGATAGAGATCTTCTTGTAAGCGAGAGAGTGCCGGGCGTGCAAGAGAACTTTGCTGTTGATGCTTGGTTGGGGAACTGGGATGTCGTTGGCCTTGTGTTTGACAACCTGCTTATTAAAGAAGGTCGCGGGGTTAGGATTGACCCCGGCGGCACGATGCCTTACCGCGCTCAGGGCGGGCTGAAGAATGACATGCGAGCAGGCCTTTGGGGTCCGGAAGCTAACGATATAGATTCCATGAGAGATATGAACATCGCTCCGGAAGCCTCTCTGGTCTTTGACAAGGTTACAGACGAAGATTTAGTAGAAGGAATCGACAAGGTTCTTTCTATTCCTGTTGATGATCTTCGCAAAGCTGTTAGCGAATTTGGCCCTGTTGACCCAGAAGAAAACGAAGAAGCGTTCAACATCCTTGAAGCAAGGAGAAGGGATCTAGCTTCTCGCAGGGCAGATATTGTCGGCGACAGCAGCGCCGCAGCCCAGTTCACCAGCACGGGCCAGCCCGGAAGAAAGTTCTCCCTGAACGATCTTCAGTGGAAAGACAAGGGTACTGCAAGCCAAGAGACTAGCTCTGTCGAATCCTTCTCTCCCGATAAGGCGATAGAAAAGGTCTCCGAGTCTACGAACGAAAGGGGTCGGGAGAGAGATCGCAAAATAATTAGAGCGATGAAGGACTTTAAGACTTCTCCTGACTTTGACATAACCGAGATTACACCTAAGGAGTGGGGTCCGATAGAGAATATATCTATCCCGTCTTACGGTGTCATGGTCAAAGATGATAAGGATAATATTGTATTAAGAGAGGTCGCAAATTTCTTTGACGGGTATCACTGGAGCATAGCCAAGGGCAGACTCGACCCCGGAGAATCCCCCCTTGAGACTGCGCTCAGGGAACTAGAAGAAGAGACTGGTATATCTGAAGATACTGTTCCGAACTTTAGAATCGTTGGAGCTTTGCCGGGGCCATACTCTTCAGGGTACAGCGACACTTATCTTTATGTCGCACAGTTCGATAGCCAGACTTCAGATCAAGAAATTTCTAAATTCGGAGATAACTTAATCAATAAAACTCCGGGCTTTATACCTAGAATTTCAAAAGAAAAGTCAACGGTTTCAGCTGACCAGTCGATCATGGATGATATGTCTATACCGATTGCGCTAGGAGAAATGAAGCCTCGTAAACTTTCATTATCAAATGAGAAGCTAGTGGAGCTTACCGTAGATACAGCTCGGACAAAGGGCGATAGATCTTATGACGTTCTCCACGCCACGATAAGCCCTCCGCCTGTCCATAAGAGTCTTTGGGAATCTGTAAAAGACGTACTATCGGACAGACCTCTTGCTTGGTTTAGGCAGAAGTTCATAGACAAGTATGAAGGAATACGAAGAGCTGTCGAGAAAGCTAGAGAAATTAGAGGAGATGAAAGTTACATGCTCGCTGGCATGGACGCGCTCAAGGCTGCGTACTTGTCGGACAAGTCTAAAGGCATAGTTCAAGAGGCCATTACATCAGGAAGGTTGGTCTACAGGGATGGAATAACCCGAGTGGATACAAACGAAAAGGGGCTTATCGAAATATTACAGCCTCTATTCAAAGGGGAAGTTGACCTCCTTAGAGATTGGCATGTATGGAAAATCGCAATCAGGGAGGGGAGATTTGAAAGAGAAGGCAGGATGGTCTCGATGTCTGCTGAAGAGAGACAGACCGTCATGGATACAGCTCAGGCTAACGGCTGGACAGAGCTGTTTGAATCTGTAGATGCAGACTACAGAGAATGGAATGATGCAATCGTTGACTACATGAAAGACACAGGGATTATCAACGACAGCATGGGGGAGGTCTTCAAGAAGTACGGAGACTACATACCCTTCTATAGAGAGTTCGAAGGCGAGGCGGATGAAAGACTCATAGCTGGAATGCAAGATCTCATAGGGGAAGAGCTTGCCCAGATGGAAAGAGATGGACGGATGCCGCCTATGGATGCTGCCCAGAAATCCAGAATGCCTTCCTCTATGTTTGGCTCCTTGACTGGAGCGAAGCCGCCTCGCAAGGCAAGGGGCGGAGATTCGATGGTTGTCGATCCGCTTACTGGAATTATGCGAAACCTAGAAGCGGCTGTCACCAGCGGAATGAAGAACGTCGCAGCAACTAGAGTGATGGACGACGCTGTTCTCATTGGAATGGCAACAGAAGTAGAGCCTAGTCAAGTAAGAGCAGACACTCACTCTGTGAGAATGGATGGAGAAGATAGATACTTTAATGTTTTTGATCCGCTTCTGCATGACTCTCTCGCTGGGATGGCCGAGGGGCACATAAAGTATTTGAACTTCTTTTCCGCTCCCGCTCAGTTCCTTAGGGAAATGGTCACTCGAAGCCCTGACTTCATCATGGCAAACTTACTCAGAGACTCCTTGTCCACTTGGACTACTGCCGGTGGTACAAAGCCTGTCATAGACACGATGAGAAGTTTCTTTAGCGGAGAAAACGATTCTTATCAGACCCTAAAGAGCGCAGGGATTATCAGCGGATTTGACAACGCAAGGACAACTAAGGATCTTGTCAAGAAGTTTACCAAGAAGTTGAAAGAAGAAGGGCAGATGCCGGGGAAGAAGATTCCATTCTGGTCTTCGGCTACAAAGCTGTGGGATTGGAGTGGTGATGTATCCACTAAGTCTGACGCAGCAACAAGGCAAGCGGTCTATGAAAGCGTTCTTCAAGATCTATTAGAAAAAGGATTCACGAGAGGACAAGCGGAATCTGAAGCTATCTACCAAGCGGCTGAAGTTATTAACTTTTCTAGAAGAGGAAACTCTGGACTAGCGAAGATAATCACTGCCGTTGTTCCATTCCTTAATGCAAGAGTTCAAGGCTTAGATGTTTTGTATCGAGCGGGGACAGGTAAGTATTCTACCGTAACGAACGAGACTCGAAACAAAGCACTCATAGGATTTTTGAGTAGAGCTTCCTTGCTGGCTACAGCATCCCTTATGTACGCCGGGATGGTGGAAGATGAAGACGAATACAAAAATGCAAAGCCTGAAGTAAGAGATGATAACTGGATTATCCCCGGCTTTGGTGATATGCCCGGCTTTAAGATACCTGTACCTTTCGAAGTTGGGTTTCTATTTAAAACTGTGCCGGAAAGAGTGTATCACTATTACAGTGGCGACCAGACATACAAGCAATCTGTAGATGCAATCAAGAGAGGAGTCGCTTCGACTCTTGAGATCAACGTCTTCGGTCCTCAGTTTGCAAAGCCTGTCTTAGAAGCAATGATGAATCATTCATTCTACACCGGCAGCAGCATCGTGCCTTGGTATTTAACTGGAGCTGACCCTGAATATCAAAAGAGATTATCTACAAACGAGCTTGCTGTAACAATCGGAGAAGCGTTTGACGCATCACCGCTTAAGGTAGAGCATGTCCTTAGGGGATACACAGGAACGCTAGGCGGCTACTTATTGACAGTTGCTGACTGGGCGATGAGAAATGTTAAAGGGCTACCCGCAAGGCCGACCTTAAGAGCGGATCAGATGATGATCGCTAGGCGCTTCTTGCAAAGCGCAGAGGGATCAGCAGGTGCAATGTCGGAGTGGTACGCATTCAGAAATTCAACGACAGGAATACTGAACGCTTTTAACTCAGCAAGGAACGATGGCGATATTGAAAAAGCCAGAGAGATATTTGAAGAAAACTCAGGTGTTATATCCATGAAGCCTGCGATCAACGCCATAGACACAGAGCTAGAAAGATTGAGAAGGGCTGAGAGGTTTATATTGCTAGACACTAGGACAGACCCAGACCAGAAAGCAGAAGCCATTAAAAGAATTGATGCCCTCAGGAATGCACTACTGTCCTCTTCGAAGAAGGTCATGGAAAAATCTGACCTATCTCCGAGATTTCCGTTCCCTCTATCCGCATTGAATAACTAGCTAAATGACAGTATTAAAATTAAAACACGATGTGTCGATGAACGGTGTCAAGCCGGAGCTTGTCCTTGGTCTGCAAGTGGCGCTTGGATATTTCTGGTCGATGGGTTTGCAAGACATGGTTGTCACATCACTGTGTGATGGAAAGCATTCGCCAAACTCATTGCACTACGTCGGCTACGCAGCCGATCTGCGGATTTGGGCGATAGAGGAAAAGGATTTAGTTGAGTTCACGGAGGGCTTAGCTATTGAACTAGGTGACGAGTTTGATGTTGTTCTCGAAAGAGATCATATACACATCGAGTTCCAACCTAATAAGAGGTGAAAAATGGATTGGATATTAGAAAACATCAACAGCATTATAGAGATTGCATTGAACTTGGTGGGAGCATTCGCTGTCGTTGCGACGATGACTCCCAACGATTCCGATAACAAGTTTGTTGATAGCATCTTAAAGGTTATTAACATTCTCGGAGCTAATTTCGGCAAAGCAAGTAACGGCTAATGATTGAAGCTCTGTTCTCAATCGCTGTTTCCATAGGGACTGTCATAGCATTCTCGCTTCTTTGGGGAGAAGACAAAAGAAACCTCGGAAAGATCAAGAAAGAGAACCAACATGCTGAAGAAAAACTCAACAGCATATCAAAAGGTATTGAGAAACTTCTCGGGCCTCGCCCTAATCGCGCTGTGCTTATCAAGCATTGGAAGCGCAGGCTGCGCGAAGCAACCGAGGGAGACGATAGTACCACCCTGCCCGGTCCCGAATCAGGAAGCGATCGAAGCTCTGAGTGACGAGTACGTCCCGTTGCCAGTTCTTCAATACCTGATTGATATTGATATGTATTGCGATGCAATCGACAGCATAAGAGAATAAACAAGGAGGCCCCTGTTTCGGCAGGGGCTTTTTTATGTCAAACAAAAAACAAGAACTTACCGAAGAGAGAATCAGAAGAGACATTCACCAGCTGAAGCCTCCTCCTCCTTACAAAAGAGCATCAAAGAAACCTAAATTGGGAAAGACAATACTCGTTGTGCCTGACAGTCACGCAAAACCCGGCATATCCAACCATAGATTTGAATGGTTAGGGAGGTTAGCTGTAGATAGAAAGCCTGATTACATAGTAAATCTAGGCGATCTGTGGGACATGCACTCTCTTAATTCTTTTGATAAGCCGGGTAGTAAATCTTTTAACGGAGCATCTTACTGGAAAGATATAGACATCGGACTCGATGCAATGCTGAGATTTCATATACAGATAGAGAACTACAACAGAGGCTCTAGTAAGAATAAATACGAGCCTAAGAAGATATTCTGTATCGGCAACCATGAACATAGAATCTCAAAGTTCATTGAATCAGAACCAAGATTTGAAGAGATAATTTCGACAGATGACTTGAGGTTGAAAGAGCTTGGCTGGGAAGAGGTGCCGTTTCTTGAGATCAAAAAGATTGAAGGATGTTCCTTTTCTCATTATTTCACGTCTGGGGTTATGGGGAGACCTATCTCTGGAATGCACCAAGCAGCCAGCCTCATCACCAAGCAATTCGGAACCTGCATCCAAGGGCACACGCACACGTTCGATCACTCAGTCAGAACAGACAGCGGAGGAAAGAACCTGCATGGATTAGTAGCTGGCTGCTACTTCGAACACTCCGAACCTTGGGCTGGTCCGGCTAATCAGATGTGGCGCAGAGGTTGTTGCCTTCTTCATAATGTAAAGTCAGGTGATTTCGATGTCGAATGGATCGGAATGGAAAGGGTCAAGGCGAAGTATTCGTAAACAAGTTTCTAAAAGAGACAGGTTACATCAGATACACAAGTGGCTAATCAATGAGTACGGTCGAAAAACTCGCTTGCGGGTCGAAAAATTGCCCAAATCTGAGAAGGACTGCTTAGGTTACGTCGAACTGGGGAGCGGAATTCCGCTCATAAGAGTAAGTAAGTTCTTATCAAGAAGCGAATCTATATCAGTTCTTCTGCACGAATACTGCCACGTCATATCCCATTACAAACACGGCCCCCACTGGAAGAGAACCAATGGAGGCCACGATGATAACTTTTATTTGCTGCTGTGCGCGGTAGAGAACAGGTATTTTTATGAAGGTGGAACTACTGAAAGTCAGGACTTTTGAAAGCGATGCTACAGCAATGTTGTACCAAGCAAAAATATGTTTAAGCAACGCAGAAGGTTTCTTATTATCAGAAGAAGTTACAAAAATTCTTGATGATAAATTAATTTATGACCTGACAAAAGAGATAAGAAATTTAATCTATGGGATAAACGTCAGCATAGAGATAGCAAAAGGTGAGGGGTAGGCTCGGCGGGACTCGAACCCGCGACCACTGCTTTATAAGAACAGCACTCTAACCAGCTGAGTTACGAGCCCGTCCCCCCTCACATACTAGATCGGACCGTTATTAATCACATGCTCCACAGCGTTCCGGAGAAGTTCGGGAACAGTAGTTTCCTCCTTCTTTGCCAGAGTGCGGAGCTTCTTTATATGCGCGATAGGCATCTGAAACGTATACATCTTGTGGCTTCCGGGCTTTCCGAGAGCAGGACGACCTCTTCGCTTATTCATTGCTGTTCCTTTTCATTTCAATGGAGAGCCTTCTCTCCAAATAGAATATAGCTTTCTGTATATCTTCGACGAAGGAACCTTTCCTACCGGCTCTTGATATATATTTCAGGGCAGTACCAAGGTGATAGTCGAGGCCCCAATCTTCTATCACTTTAACAGGTTCGTAGACCCTGCCCTCAGTGTAGTGGGAAGGGTTCTGAACTGGATCGAATATCCTACTCAAATCTGTATTCATTCAAAATCTCTTCGAGCTTAGCTACAGCCTTGGGATTCTTTTTTAAATCAGAACGGGATTCAAACTTTGCCAAGTCTTTTAAAATGTAAAGACAGACTTGTTCGTCAAGAAGATCTGGATCGAAAAATGATCTCTCTCCTCCGAACTTATTCTCAATAAGCCAACGAGAAAAATTTCTAGCATCTGTTCTGCAAAGCATCGAGATGACAGAGCTAACTTTCTTAGCTCTCTTGATATCCTGAGGCTCAACTGGCTGGTCACTCTCAGACTCTAATTGAACTAAAGCACAGGCGAATCTAGTGTTGGGCTGTTGAAGCATGAGAGATCTCACCCTTGAAACATCCCTGTCTTTCTCTGAAGAGTTGTGAGGGTTATCAAGAATATCTTCTGGGTTTATCCTCAATACTATCTTATGCCCACCTGCAACCGTCATACTTGCTGAGACTAACTGGGCTTCGAATTTGATTGCGATGTCTTCCATTCTTCAAACTTCTCTTTAGACCATTCAATAGGGTCGATGCCTACATCAATCCAGAATGTTATCTCTCTGCCATGAGTGTGGCAGAGAGTATGATCCGTGCGGCAAAGCGGAACAGCCAAGTCATCTCCACACCGCTTCATGCCCATGCCGCTTAGCTCAAGCGTCACGGAGTATCTAGGATGGTGTGCATCCACTCTATCTGAACCGCACACCAAGCACGGATGAGTTCTCACAAACCTCAGATACTCCTCAGACTTCCACATAAATAAACTTAGAAGTCTATATCTTCGAAGCCGTCGAATCCAGCCTGTGAAGTGTCTTCTGTCTTCGGAGCTTCCTGCTTCTTCGCAGGCTGAGATGTGGTTGCGCCTCGTCCTGCTCCACCACTGGAAGTACGCCACGAGTTATCCTCCAAGGTCATAGAGAAATAAGCCTGACCAGACTCGTCATCTACCCTCTTCCAGATGGCGACGTTCAAATACGTTTCCTTCTTCTCGCTAAATTCAGAAGCTAAATTCTTAAGCCATTGAGCAGCATCCCTGTTCTTCTCATCTGCTCGATGCCCGGTCCATCCACCAATCTTTACAGAGCCACGCAAGTCAGGCTGCTTGTCATTCTTCTTGTCATTCTTCCTGATATTTCCGTGAACCTTAGCCATGAATCATCTCCTCGATTCTCTTGAGTGCGGCACCACGCCGCTTGTAAAGTTTAGAAACGTAGAGTGCTGCTTCAGAGTCTTCACTCTTTAACTCTTCAACAACAACCTTGTTGTCTGTGTAATACTTCTTGAGTTCTTTCAATGTAGTCGCAGACTGAAACAACGCTAAAAGCAAATTCGATTTTGAATTTGCGTAGGTCCGGTAATGAGATTCTACAAGCATGTAAATCTCATCGTCTGCTTCTTTCGTGAATCGCTTATTCGAAGTGCTGAATCTTTTGTTATCTAGTATGTCATCGTCGTATAGATATCTTCCGATACCAAACTGAACAGCGGCTCGCTTGAGAGCGTCGCTATACATCCCCTTCTCACCCTCGAAAGTGCTTTGAGTTCCAACGTCAGACTTGTGAACCCAACCCCATCCATCGAAAGACACAGACAATTTGCAAACGCACCGCGTGTCTAAATCTTTGTAGTCAGTAGTCCACCGGCCAATTCCAAAGACATCATCAAGTCTATCCATAACGTCTCTTGCATCGAGATACAGGAGAGCAGTGGACTTGTCCCCGTTAAAATTAGAAGCTCTCCACTTGATCTGATTGGGAGAGAAGGGTGCCTTCAACTGCTTTTCGATTACATCGAAGGTAGAATCATCTGCTTCTTTTGTTGCTGCGCTCATTTAGAAACCCCTTATAAGTGTTGCATATCTTATTGAAAGGACAGTAGCTCTTGCATCTACGGTACTCACTAAACGTCTTGCCGAGAGCAGAGTTAAATTGAGAATCGGAATCAAGCTGATCCCAATGCTTCTGAGCATCACCCTTTCTATCAAACTCAACATAACTATCATCCCTCATGTCCACTACTCGATACGATGTACCAGAAGGCCATCGCCCCTCATGCGTACATTCAGGCAGGTCGTCATCCGGTAGGTCTTTGCAAGAAAGCAGGGTAGAAACCTTGTCGGCGATGAAACTTTCTCTCTCGTCATAGTCCCAGAGTGGAAGTTGTATTGTGATCCCCGGCGTCGGTGGGTAGCCCCTTACTGTTTCCGAAGAAGATATTCTCCAGTCTCTCAAGAAGGCATACACTTTCAAGCTAGTAACTACTTTACTTGTCTGGCTCTCAATGAGCCAAGCGTAAATGTTTAACTGCTGTTCAAACTTCTTAGTGTCCTTGATGCCATAGACAGTGGTCATCTTATAGTCACCGATGGTAACTGAATGGTCTGGCCCAGCCTGAACATCCATCGCGCCGGAGATAGTCACCCCTCCAATCTCCGCGAACATACGCTCCTCTGCGATCTCGTCTTCTGGTGAATGCTGTTCCATAAGCGCGTGGAATATCGTCGAGATAAACTTCCACGGATTCTCGTATGGGTCGTCTATCACTAGCTCCGGATACCTTCTGTTAAACTCCACGACGCGCGGCTCGTCAATTAGCTGTGTAGCCGAGTAGTCTGAATGCCCCTTTGTGTACCTATCGTTTTCGCAAAACGATATGAACGATGCAGGGGCATCGTGGTTATTAATAATGGTCATTGGTTCCCTTCCAATGATTCAAGAATAAAGCAAGATAAGAATATGTCAACAGGAAAAGACACGGTTTTTTGGGAGCAAATTATTCCCGGCGAGCCAGCCAGTAAGTCGAACAGCAGGAGGCTTGTGTCTATAAAGGGTAAGCCCCGTGTGATTAAATCCGAAAAGGCGCTAAAATATTCCAAACAGTTCGAATCTTATGTACGTCCTCCGGACTGCCCTATAACCGGCGACGTGAAGTTGATCGTAGAGATATGGTACAAGACAAGAAGGCCAGACTTGGACCCGAGTTTGATAATGGACTTGCTTCAAAAGACTCAGGTGATCGAGAACGACCGGCAGATCAAAGAGATACACGCATTTCATCATCTCGACAAAGAGAATCCGAGAGCGAAGATTACAATCTCAAGTCTAAATCAAGACTAGCGTCTGCAATAATTCTTCAGTCTCTTAAAGATCTTTGCGCTGGCAATCCCAAAGAGGAAGCAGAGATCAAAGAGTGGGCGTCTTCTGATTCATTTGTAGATGTGTGCAAATCAGCATCTATGGATTATGAATTAGTAAGAGACCTGATACAAGAACTATGCGATATCCCCAAAAGAATACGCAGAGATATCTTGTTGAACAGACTGAAGAATAAAAGATAAAGAGTAAAAATAAAATGGGGGAGGAGATCGAAAGGGGTTTAACTCTCTCCTCCCCCTGACCTGCTCATTGCAAGCAGGCCATTAAATTTTCTACGTCTTGTGCGGATCGCTTAGATCCTATAAGAACTAGATTCTCTCAGAGGAGAATCATATAGGCTTATAGGATTCTATAGCCTGTAGAAAGCGTGTCTGTCAAGAGGGGTGGATGGACTAATGTATTCGATTAAAAGTTTTGTAGAGTCGCAACTAGGGGCGCAAGATATTGGAACTAAAAGTTTTGTATGTCCCGAGTGTTCGTCTGAAAGATCTGGATCAAACAGAAATAAAAAATGTCTTCGTGTCACATTCGAAGACACAGCCGCAGTCTGGTACTGCCATAACTGTGAGGAGAAGGGGCAAGTGAGTATGAGTCAGAATCAACCTGAGAGGATTATCCGGACAGCACCTTCGTTCACGAGGGCCAGTGATGAGGACAGTCTAAAAGATTTTGACAAGATTCTCTCCTCAAGATCTATCAATCCTGAAAAGATTTCTGACGAAATCAAGGGTTCGATTCTTTTATCTGATGATGTCTATTACACATCTCTTGGAGGGAAGGACAGTTCGATTGGATTCTCTTACGCTGATGGAGCAATCAAGTGGAGAGCTGTCGAGAACAAGGCTTACACCCAGACGGGAGTGTGCCGTAGCTTGTTTCCGAACATTGCTTTTGGTGACATGGTTGTTTTGACAGAGGGAGAGTTCGACGCTCTTGCGCTTCGATCGTGTGGCTACGAGGCGTTTTCGGTTCCGTCGGGGGCGAACATCGGCAAGGCTAGTGATGTCCCTGCTTTCCTGAAGCCTGTGGTCGATGCTGTTCAGAACAACAAGATTGATGTAGTTGTCGCTGTTGATGCAGACGAAAAGGGCAGAGAGTTTCAGGGAAGGCTATTGGATTTTCTTGGGCGCAGGAGAGTCGGCGTAATAGACTGGTCTAAGTATGGGGTCAAGGATGCCAACGAGTGCTTGGCAACTCATGGCGAGGTTGGGATCAAGAACGCCTTCCAAGAAGTCGAGAACATTCTTTACGAGGGCATCGTTCGAGCCAGTTCAGTAGCCACTACGATTAGCGACATACGCATTGGTGGATTCAAGGGTGGTGCGAAGATTGGTATACCTTCGATTGATAGACTCATGACTATCTGCTCCGATCAGGTGTCGGTAGTTACTGGTGTTCCGGGCTCTGGCAAGTCTGAGTTTATAGACTTTGCAATGGTGAGTCTTGCAATGAAAGAGGATTGGAAGTTCGCAATCTTTTCAGCAGAGAACCCTATCGAAATACATGCAGGGAAACTGATCGAGAAGTATGCGGGTAAGCCTCTCTTCGAAGGGAAGGTGATGAGTGAAGAAGATCTTGAAGACTCGGCATCTTGGCTCGATCGACACTTCTTCTTTCTTGATCCCTCCTCTTCTCACACGATCGAGTCGATTCTTCAAAGGACTGCTGTACTTGTCGAGAACGAGGGAGTAAACGGGTTGGTGATTGATCCGTTTAATTATACTGACGTTGCTCTAGAGACGGATGCTATCAATACGATGCTCACTCGTCTTCATGCGTTTGCTAAAAAACATCACATACATATCTGGATCGTGGCGCACCCGCAGAAGATGTATCGAGGGGAGGGCGGAAAGTTGCCTACCCCCGGAGGCATGGACATCTCTGGATCTGCTGCGTGGTTTGCGAAGGCAGACTTTGGTGTGACTGTATCGAGAGACGAGAACGGAGATACCTTTGTTGTCGTTTGGAAGGTTCGTTTCAAGTGGCTTGGAGAGACGGGCTCCGCTCACCTGAGATACGATCCAACTTGCGGCAGGTATTCCGAGGGAGTCAGCGTTGATGAAATTGCTGCGTCGATCGGTAGCATCACTAGCTCTTTCGACACTGGGGAAGAGGAGGTAATCCAGAATGAAGAAGCGGACCTCTTCGATATCTGAATACCCTGTCCTGATAGAGTCAGGAACAGAAGAGTATCGAAAGAAAAAGAAAATTGAATTAGAGAATATAGACTCTAGGGGTGTGTTTAGGCGAGCTAGAGTCGTTGACCAGACAGCTTTTGATAAGCTGTTTATCCAAG